GGTCTTATGGCTTCAATGGCAAAGATTAATGTGATGTCAATAATAGCTATGGAAGATGCAGTATTTACAGAAACAAACATATCTGGTGAGATAGAATCAGGACAATATCGTAAAGGTAGATTCGCTGTTAACTATTTAGCTCCAGGTACACAGGTAAGTAAACCTGCATCAAATGTTCCTTATCAGATTTTCCAACAGATAGATAGAATAGAAAGACAACTTCGTGTTGGTGGTTCTTATCCAATAACAGATGACTCACAGTCTCCACTTAGCTTCGCAACTGGTAGAGGATTGGAAGAACTAGGTGCTTCTATGTCTCTTATGATTAGAGAGTATCACACAGTTATGTCTGATGCTATAGAGATGATTGATGCTAAGAGATTAGAGTGGGACCAAAAAATGTATGGTGGACAAACTAAACCATTATCAGGTTATATGGATAATACTTTTTATTCTGAAACTTACGAACCAACAAAAGATATAGCAAATAGTTTTAAGACACGCAGAGTGTATGGTGCTATGGCTGGATATGATGAACCACAGAAGATTGTAACAGGGCTGCAATTACTTCAAGCTGGAATTATTGATAGACAAACACTACAAGAAAACTTAGATGGTTTAGATAACTTAGTTAGAGTAAACGATAGAATTACAAAAGAAAAAGCTGATAATGTATTGTTTGATACATTACTAGCACAAGCCCAACAGGGTGACCCTAAAGCAACTATGGCTGTTGTGCAGATAAGAAAGAACCCAGATAATATGCAAAACATACTGGATAAATTCTTTACTGCAGAAGAACCAGAAATACCAGTCGCTGAACAAGAATTGCTTGGAGGAGGTGCCTTACCACCACAGGGTCCTCCACCAGGCATAGCACAGTTACTACAAGGACTAGGTGGATAATGTCAGTTAATAAAGATTTTGCAGATATAGTACACAACTCATTAGGAGATATTGATGAAAAAGGTGATGCTATTATATTTCAACAAAAAGATGAAGGTAAAGTATTTTATGACCAAATGCCTCCACTAGCTTTTCCTTTTGGCTATATGATTATAAGTTCTACATTTATGTTTTATGATGATGAGGAGAATGAAGATGGGTACAAGGAGTCCTAGTAATAAAGGTCAATCAACAGCAAGAGAGTCTACTTTAAGAGATAGGCAGACTGCTGCATTTGATGGTAGAAGTACAAATGTACAACCTGCAGCAATTAATACACAAGATAATACACGAGGAATTATACCTGGACTAACTGCTGGTATGACTTATGGAGAAGGACAAGATATTAAAACACAAGTAGAAGAAGGTGGAGGTTTACCTGCTACAGCTAGAGAAACAACTTTAAGAGCATCTCAAGCAGAATTTTTAAATAATAGTATTGACAGACCAACAGAGCGTCAACAAGAAAGTATTATGACTGGTGCTCAAACAATACAACCAGGTAATTATACAGTTTCTAATGCACAAAAATTTCCAATAGCAAGACCTGGAACAGAATATAAAAATTCAGATATGGTATCAGCATGGGTTGGTTCAGGTTTTAATGATGATATCTTAAATATATTAATTAGAACTACATAATGGTATATCCAGAATTTAGTCAGTCTAAAAAGGCAGAACAAAATGCTATTACTGATAAGTACAATTTAGATAAACAAAAAGAAATTAAATTTGATTCTATTACTCCAGAACAATCAGAAAATATAAAACAATTAGCTAGTGTCTACAGTTTTGCACCTGCAGGTTTATTAACAACATTAGGTAAAAATGGTTTGTCTGTAGAAGAAGCAGAGCCTTATATATTGTCTTATGTAAATAATTATGCAAATGATGGAAGAACAATTAGAAAAAATGCTAGAGATTATCAATTATCTAACGCAGGTATTTATAGCTGGTTAGACAAATTAGAAGTTGCAGGAAAAAAAGCTGCACAAGATGATAGAAATGTTTTTGAAAGAACAAAAGGACAGTTTAAAAAATTTGTACAAGTTGCTTCAACAGGTGCAATAGCTTTTCCACAATTTGCTACAAGATTAGTAAGAACATATATGATTGCTAGAAATGAAGCAATAGATAAAGCAGTAGCAGAAGGTCAAGATATATCTTATACAAAGGGTGGAGAAAAATATTTAGATGTAAATAAAGCATTTACAAATCCAGTATTTATGAAAGAATTTTACAATCAAATAAAACCACAATATATTGCAGGAAAAGAAGATTTAACAAAAGATTTTATTCCTTTTTTTGAAGGTGGACCAGCTTTTGAAAAAGCAGGACCAACTGCATTAACTTCTGGATTTGAACAATTTGGTGATAAGTTATTTGATTTAGAAACACCAGGAGATGAATCAGGATTAGGAAACAGTTGGTTTCCTTATTTTGGTCAGGGTTCTGAAGCGTGGGATGAAGCAAATAGAAGAGGACAATTGTATGCAAAATTTAAAGGTTCTGCATTTTCTCCTACTACTGAATCACAGCCAGTAACACCAGGTGGACTAGTAGCAGGTGAATTTGTAGATGCAAATACAAACGCATATAGAAATATATCTGGAATTATTGATGGTTTATTTTTTATAAGAGGTGATTTATTTAATAAATTACAAACTGTATCTCAAAACACAATACAAAGATATAAACAATTTGGATTAATTAAAGAAGTAGGAAAAGATGGAGTTACTAGATTAAAAAGTGTTGATAGAGATAAAGCATTTAATTACTTTATAAAATCTGATGAAGGTAATAAAATAATGAAAGCATGGGCAGAAAATTTAGATGACACAAATCTTATAGTAAAAAACTTTACTCCTAATATGTCACAAGATTTAATTATTGCTAGTAAATTACCAACACTAAAACAAAAAGAACAAGCAGTAAAAAATGCTTTTCAGAAATGGGTATTACAAGACCCTAAAGGAATGCCTAATATGCCACAAGGTTATCAATGGAATAAAACTGTAGAAAGCATAGGTCTTAATAAAATATTTAACAATATGTCTAATAAAGAAAAAGACACAGCAAGAAGACTATGGGGAGACTGGACACCTAAAGATACATTTGTATGGCAAAATCAATCAGAAGTAATTGAAAATACTAGAAGATTTATTATTAATGCAAGAATACCTGCAGAAAAAGGTAACAGGTTATTAGCTAGTTTTGTGAATGCTACTCTTCAAAATACAAATCCTGGTATAGGATACACAACACAAAAACAAGTATTTAATAAAATATTAGATGCTGCTGGTGAAGCAATGACAGAAGCTAAAGAAAGACCAGATGTTATTGAATCATTTTTAGATATTACAAAAGGAAATTTAAAAGGATTTAGTACAGAAAATGTAGGAAGTTATTGGGTTAGTGATATATTAAGTTGGCATAATGTTAAAACAGCTACACAAAAAGCTATACAAGGAATAGAAGGTGTATTTCCTGGACAAAGAGCTAAGTTAGATGATTTAGGGAAACAAATTATTATTGATGGTCAACCACAAAATGTACCAACTCCACACTTAGCACAGCAATTATTAAAAGAAAGTATAACTGTACCTGATATGAGAAGTATTAGAAATAGTACAGGTAGAGTTTCTAAAGGCATCAGAAATATTGAGTTAATGTATGGTAAAAAAATTGCACAAGGTATAGATAAATATTTTGATAAAGATTTTGTTGATACAGGATGGTTTGAAAAAAGTAGAATAATAGATTCTCCTAGATTAGCTACACGCTCTTTAATAAATTTATTATGGGGAGTGCAAAAAGGTATATGGACACCTTTACAATTAATAACTAGAATTGCATTCCCAGTAAGAATAACAAGTGATGGTCAAGCAAAATTAGCAGCAGATGGATACCCTTCTCTTTTTAAACATCCTATGGAATACTTTGGATTATTGTTAGGTAAAAACAATAAAACATTAGCAGGAGAAGTTATTACAAAAACAGAAGCCTTCCATAGAGTATCAAGAGATAATACAAGATTATATTTTGGTGATAATGTTATAGAAAATCTTAAAAAAGGATATGACAAATATAATATTACAGATGCTTTACAAAATCCTACATTAAAAAAACAATATCTTACTGCAGTTTTAGAAGAAATTAAATTATTAAATCTAGGTAAATTAACAAATATCGTTGCAGATAATATTATAAATAATATTGATGAGGCATCGTTAGCAAAAAGATTGTTTAGAGGAGATTTAGATGAACTAAGGTTAGATTATCAAACAAGTTTATTAGATGATAACATGACTCCTGGTAATGCTTTATCAACTTATGAGAAAACATTAACTTATGTTGGCACATTATACCAAAGAGTCAAAGAGGTTACTAATGACCCTGCAATACTTAAATTTATAGCAAGTGGTTCAGATAGTTTAGATATAGTTAATAAAAAAGGTGCAACTGAAACTTTAAAAATAATTGATGTACCACAAGGAAGTACCATATCAGAAATGTTACAGACAGCTAAAAGGCAACTTGTTGATGATAAAAAGTTTTATAAATATTTAGAAGATTCTTTTGATGAAATATCCCCACTCATAAGACAAGAAATAGATAAAGGAGGAGAACCAATATTTATGGGATTTCCTTTAATACAACAAGGTAGACCATCTTTAAAACTTACAG